TCTATCGATAACTTGTTGGATTGCTGCCCAACCAATGTTGTTATTCTCAACTACCAATAAAGCGTTATTATATTCGGTAGCTACATTTACTAACATATTACCAAAATCTTGTGTAGAGATTTTTCCTCTATATTCAGCTACTTGTTCCAATGTTTCCACATCTATAATATGAAACGCTGAATAATCAGTTCCATCACCTCTACTAACATCGGCACTCACTACATAGTTTTTTGTATAGTTTGGTGGTTGCCATATCCAATAGTTAGAATCTACACCTCTTCTCTCCATTGGTTCTCTTACATCATTTTCTCTAATCCTTTCAAGTATCAAACCATCAATTACTGAACGACCAGATGTGATAAAATCACAATCACACTCTTGTGCGGCTAATGAAGGCCCTAATAATTTATCTTGTTCTTTTCTCCAACTTTCATCTCTGTCTGGGTGTAATGACCAATGTAGTTTAATAAAATTAAAATCATTTACACCATTTTCAGCATCCATCCAAGTTTTATGGAAAAAATTACCCACACCATTTGGTGTAGAGATAATTAAAGCTTTACCACCAGTCGCAAGTGTTTGTTGTGAAGCGGCCCATATTGTATCAATTTTATCAATAAATGCTGCCTCATCAATAATAAGTAATGACAATGCTTCAGAACGACCTGATTCTTCAGAACTCGCTACTGCTTTAACTTGAGAACCATTTCTATATCGTAATGATAATTTATTGTCCTCAACACAAGGTTGTTTTAACCAAGCTGGTAAGTTAGCATGCATTACTCTAACTTTTGTTACTAAATTCTTTGCTGTATCTTGTTTTGTAGCGATAACCAAGATATTTTTATCTTGTTGAAATGTCATCATCCACAACGCATATCCAGCAGTTAATGTTGATAAACCCAATTGACGAGCTTTTAAAACGACATTATAGTCGTTCTGCATAAAAGATTTCAATGATTTTTCCTGAAAATCGTATAAGTTAAAATTAACTTTACCTCTAACAGGGTGTTGGATTATTCCATACTTTCCCAAAAAATAAGTTGGGTCTTGTGCACACTTAGCATATTCTCTTTTAATGGCTTCTTTTAATTGTTTTTTATTTTCCATTAATCAACTATTTCACCGGCAAGTTTTATGGAAGCTGAAGTTGCAATTACACCAAATGTAAAATACAACCATTTATTCTCATACCACTTTGGTTTTATGAGTTTAATTTGCTTCTCATATAAAACTTCACGGTCTTTTAATATATTTACTTGTTGAGTTTTAAATGAAATTAACATAGAATCAATTTGTGTTTGATTCTCATATTTTTTCATTAACTCAGAGTAAATACCTAATTGCTCCGATTGGTTCTCTACTGTTTGTTCAAGTTCCTTAACCTTATTACCCATATTTACCACTTCTTCTTCGGTAAAGGTATAGGTTTTGTCTTGTGAAAAGAGTAGGCCAATCAAAGTCAACGATAATATTAATCTTTTCATACTAATTACCTTTATTTACTAAAATTTTTTAAAAAATCTGCAGCTTCATCGGCATCACCTTTTTCAAAAGTCTTTTCCATTTCTGTTGTTTTCTTTTTAGAAATAGTAAGTTTTCTTTTTAAAGAAGTGATTTCTTTTTTATTTTTTTTCTTGTTTTTTTCAAGTTTGTTGATTTTAGATTCTACATCTTTTTCATCTTTTTTGGATTCATCAATCTTACCTTCGAGTTCTTTTAACTCTTTAGATTTTTTTGCACCCATAAAAGCACCAACAATCGTTCCGATTACTGCTAACATTCCAAGTAGTTTTTTAAACATTATTTTCTCCTTACCTATAAATAGTTAGTTATATGTTTTCTTTCATTTTTTTCAAGTCTTTTATGGCATCATCAGCAAGTCTATTTAAAGCTTTTTCATTAACTTGTGCTTTTTCAATCTTAACCTCTGGGTCTTTAACACCAACATTATAAATTTGGTCAACTGGTCGTTCAGTTCTCCATTGTTCTATACTCTGAATCATATCTTCAATCCAACCTTTTTGATTGTTTTTTGCTCTATCAGTTGCCCACTCATCATACTTTCCTTCAAGTCGTAATTTATGTTCAAAGTCTATTTGACAATCCCAACAATGTTCAAACAATCTCCAAAACTTATCATCAAGTTTTTTCTTCATTGTTTTTTTACATTTAGGACAAAACAAAGGCATTCTTACTGATTGCATTATCTTACTTAATTCAGATTCTCTTGTTTTTCCACCAAGATTTTTTTCTTGTTCTCCTTGATATCCAACCATACTTCTTTTTTCTGCTGGTTTTCCGTCAAGGATATTTTTTAATGCTACATTTTGTCTTTCGGCTTCTTTTGACCTACCTGCCATACTAAAAACTCACTAACCCTAATATTTGATTTACGGGTGCGAAAGCACCAGTAAACTTATAGGTTTTTCCTTTATATTTAAATACTATTCCTTCAACTGGGACTATCTTTTTTAGTCCACCAATTGAATTTAATTTTTCTAATTGTTGTTTTAATGTTTTCATCTTTTTAATATCACCACCAGCTCTAACTTTATTAGATGCTTTTAAAATATCTTTTCTAATCTTTTCTACAGCTTTTGTTGGATTAGCTGCAATAAAGTTTGACAAATTCTCTAATATATCTGCTCCTACTGAAAAGAAAATCTTTTCAAATGGTAACATATTTTTCTTTACCATATTTTTATGGTCTACCTTATCTGTTGTTAAAACCCATTCTAAAAATTTAGGTTGTTTTTTTAAGTCTCTTTTAATATCTGGTATCTTATATGACTTATCAAAGAATGCCCATCTTTTAGTTAATTTTTTCAAAATAGTTTTAGGAATTGTATAACCAAATTGTTTTCCTGCATTATAAATATAATCTTCCCAATATGATTGATGATATAATCCTAATGTGTCGTTATCACTCAATCCATATTGAGATTGTAACTTATTTACTCTCTTATAATAAATATCAACTTTTTTCCCAAAATCAATTTTTTTTGGTAAAGTTAGAACTTTAGGTTTTATTATCTTAAAATGTTTTTGAATGTCTTGATTTACTTGTTTAATCATACCTTGCAACATTCTACCTGAACCTTTTACTTCACCTACGGCATTACCATCTTTATTGTATTGTAAAGAATTATGAAATTGTAAAACTGCTTTATCATAATCTATTACATTTGATGATGCTGGATAAATGATTTCTAAATTCATAAAAATTTCACCATTTTTAAAAACTTTATCTTTTTGTTTATCACTTAAACTTTTTATTGCTTTTGATAAATCTTTCATAGCAAATACAAACGCATCTCTAATATCACCACGACCACTAAACTTTTTCGCTACTGAATTAACATCAAGTGCATTTTTTCCACGATTTTTGATTTGTCCTTTGTTTCTTGCCGCTACAACTTTTCCATCACGATAAGTTATCATTAAATTTTGTCCGTCAGTTTTTTCTGTTACATCTTCCTCACGATTTAATTGTCCTGATAAACCCAACTTGATAATTTTTTTCATATCACCAAAAGTTAAATTGTTATCATCAAACGGGTGTGACATATGTCCATATGCTCCACCTTCTATAAGTAGTTGAACTTCTTCTGATAAATCTATTTTTTCTTTTATAGTTGTTTCGTTTTGTGGATATTCAAATTCTCCGTCATAATCAATAACTTTTATAGGAAGTTTTTTACCTGATGCAGTATATGACATTAATCTTGTGTTTCCTGCTAATAAATAATAATCTCCGTTCTTATCTTTCATTGCGATAGGTGGTGGAACTGGTTTTCCACCTTTAATTGCTTTTTCTAATCTATTCCAATCTTTTCCATATTTTTGTGCTTTTTGTTTCCCTAATTCTAATGCATTATCTGATTTTAAAATATCACCAACATCTGTGTTGTCCATAAATTCCATTTTGTTTGATGATAAATAAACACTTCTTGCTGATTTCATTTTTTTAATCATATCATTTTTATCTTTAAAAGCATTTGGAACTATTCCCATAGTTTTTTTGTTGTCAAAGTATTCACCCGTTTCTTCTTTATATTGTTCATCAGTATAATTTCCTACTTTAACTCTATTAGACTTATCATCAATTTTTTCCCAATTATCTTGTTCTTTTTTAAATAAATTTTGTCCTTTTGTTTTATCATCTTTTTTATCCAAAGGATCTGCTCGTTTATCTTTAATAGCCTTTTCCTTATTTTCTTTAGACTTGAAAACAACCACTCTACCTGTTTCTTTAGATTTTGCTTTAAATTCTTGTCCTTCTGTTAACTTTCTAAATTTATTAGTTAACATATTGAAAATACCTTTATCAAAATAACCAAAAGTTTGTTTAAATATTTTTTCTCGTTTACTTCTTTCCATTTTGGAACTACCTATTAGATTTCTTATTTCAGTTCCACTTGTAATACCACTAACTTTTACAGTTGGTGCTGTATAAATGTATCCGTGTTCTTTATAACCAAGTAAGTTTCCTTTATTCTTATTATAATCTTGATAATAAGTTAATCCACCTGACTTTTTCTTTCCACCCTTTAATCTTCCTGCATCTTTAGCACCAAATACATAAACTACTGCTGTATCATCTTTGAATTTTTTCAATAAATTATTGGCTACATAAGGAACTCTTTCTTTTACAATTTTATTTTTTGGAATACCCATTTTAACCATATGACGAACTTTTTCACCAAAATTCATTGGGTGTCTTGGCGGTTGTTTAATACCAGATGTTGTTATATAAACTTCACCGAATTTACTTTGTAAATTTTGAAATACTTTTTTATGATGAGGCCCGAA